ATGGTTATTATCAACCATTAACTTTTGATTTGATAGAATCAATGATGACCCAACTAGTAGAAGTTAAAACGGAGGGATTTGTTGAATTTCCTTCTGTTAAAGGACCACACAACAAGTATATTGAACAAAGTGAGAACTTTGTGGTACTTGGTGAGTGGGACTTGTCTTCTCCTCGTTTGACTAACATTGGAGATACTCAAATAAGAGTTTCTGAGTTTGCAAAATGTGACAATAAACTTTTTGGTAAAGAAGCAATATATGCCCCGGCTGTTCTGTCCCCTACTGCTGCGACTAGAGCTTTCAAGAAGAAAGATAAATTTGCGCAAGTAAATAAATTTTCTTCTCGACAGCTTGAAAAGTCGAAGCGGTGGTTGATAGAGCAGCTTAAGACACATGTTGGTGATTGTCACGTTTTAACACAAGAAGAAGCTATTACAGGGGTGCACGTGGGTTGTGAAAACACAAGTGCGCCTCTGGAAATGTCTTCTTCTCCTGGTCTCCCCTGGACTTTATCTCGACCTGCTAGCGAGAAAGGGAAACAATATCTCTTCGTTCAGACAGAATCGACTCTGAGCGATAGAGTATACAATAAACCAGTTGAACAGCTTCAAGATGCTATTGATAAACATTTTGAAGTTTGGAAAACTGGAGAGTTGAATGCTCCGTTATTTCAAGAGTCTTTGAAAGATGAACGAAGAGATATAGAACGAGTTCTTCTGGCTAAAACTCGGTTGTTCTCTGCAGCTCCGGTGCACAAAACCATAGTTGATAGGATTGTGCTGGGTGACTTTGAAAATAAATTCAAAGCTGCTCGGCAAAATCTTTCTCATGCTATAGGGATTGATGCAACGGGGATGGAGTGGAGTGATCTTGCCGTTCGCCATAAGAACTTTGGTACAAAACATATAGCTTACGATTATTCAGGGTTCGATTCTTCAATCTCTCTTGCGTTCATTGATTGTGCGTATGAGTGTATTGCAGAGTTGTACCCTGACGATCAGAAGTATATGGTTTTGTATTCTGGCCAAGAAGTTGGCCAAAATTGGACAGTTTACCTTGGG